TACCTTTAAACATGTTAATACTTTTAGAGTCTTTAAAGATCTCATCACAGTCGTCAATAATAACTATAACTTTTTCTTCTGGGAATAAATACTTAGTAACTGCTAGTTCTATACCTAAGTAGTACATACTAACGTTACCACTAACTTCTCTAAAAATAACTCCAGATTGTTTAACTGCTTCTACAGTGTTATAAGTTTTACCGATACCTGCTGGACCGTAAATGTAGAAGTGTTTTTGCCTAAGATCAATATCTAGACTGTTTACTGCTTGTTTACAAGCTCTAACTAATTTAGCCTTTTGGCGTTTACCTGATGCAATAGCATCTTTTTGAATTGTACTTAATTGATGTAACATAAAAAAAAATTAATTTAAACGACCTACTTTTATTTTTGGTAGTGAGGTCATATAACTACCGTATCAATTATAATATAAATCTACGAATATTTACTCAGACTAGCAACTAATCTTACTTTTTATTCATAGCTTCTTTTACTCCTTGTACAAAACCTTCAATAGCGTCCTGAGGTCTTGCTAAGAAAGCTACCACAACAATTAATGTAATTATTATATCCATTAGACAACTTTCTCTCTAAAAAAAGTTCCTGGAGCATTCACAAGGTGCTCTTTTACCTGAATAAGATATCTTAACCTATCTACGTTTAGATATTCTTCCCAATGATTAATAATCCTATCTCTATTAGCAGCTCTAAGTCGATTAATATACTCTTCTTGAAATGAGACCATCGCTTCTCTAATATGAAACATTCTATTAGTAGGATCTATCTCTTTCAGCTTACTAATTAAAGAAGATAGTTCTTCACGAATGTAATTATCTATCAGGTTTCTAAACTTAGAGTCTAATTCGTTTTCTAATCTATGGACATTTAACCATTGATCCCAATCGTTGAATTCTTGTTGTTTTGACATAACCTTTATTTTTATTTTTTTAATTATACCTTAATATATGAAATATCTTTGTAACTACCAACTATTTCTTAGTGATTTTTTTTCTTTAATTCTTCTACTATCTCTCTAACAAGTTCTTCTCGTTCCATAAATTGCTGAATATCCCAAAACGTCATTGTATCACTCATTTGAAAAAGTTTACCGTCTGAGTTATATATTCTATACCCATCCATATCTTCTAACACGTTATGATCAAAGATAGAGTAAAGAATCTCCTCACCAGTTGAGTGATAGTACTGGTCTTTAGTACAAAATTGAATGTGAGAATACTTTTCACCAGGAGCAAATTCTCCGGTTGGTTCTTCGTAGTTACCTAGTAACTCGATACGTAATTGATTTTTTAACATAACCTTTAATTTTATCTTTTTAATTATACTTAAATATAGCATTTATTTCTCAGACTACCAACTGTTTATTAAAATATTTTTCTTGTTTTGGTAAAAACTACCTATGTATTAGTATATGAGTTGTTACTCTAAAATATATTTCATACATTAACTAAATAAATAATTAACATGGCAAAAGAAATTTTTAAAACAGTAGAAGGATTGGAACAGTACTTAGTATCCAATACAGGTAGAGTTATTTCTATCAAACACAAAGCAAAAGAACTAAAACCTCAAAAAGATGCAGTAGGTTACTATCACGTAAGGTTATACCCAGAAGATAGAAGATTTGGTTCTTACGGTGAAGGACGTGGAAAGAAACCTAAGTTATATAAAGTTCATAGACTTGTGGCAGAGACGTTTATTTCCAATGCAGATCCAAAGATATACAGTGAGATTAACCATAAGGACGGAGATAAGTCAAATAACAATGTAGAAAACCTAGAATGGTGTACTAGACAGCAGAATATGGCTCATAGTTACGAAACAGGTTTGCATAACGGTGCAGCTTATAAAGCAGCTATGAAAAGAAGAAGACCTTGTTATGCTGAGTATCTTGATGGTAGAAAAGAATACTTTGAAAGTAGAGTACATGCTTCTATAGCTTTGAATACTACTCCGTTTACAGTTACAAGATCTATTCTGGATAATAAAAGAGTAACTAGATTTGCTGCTAAAGGTGTTCAGTTCTTTAACTGTGAAGAGTTACCTCCAGGAGAGACTTTTAAACAAATACTTCATATAGAAAAGAAGCTTATAGAGTTTAACGATAAGTGGTTTCCAAACAGAAAAAATTACATGAAAACGTGGAATGATAAACGTAAAAGAGAAAAAAATCTTAAGAAATAGTTGATCTTCTGCAAAAAAAACATTACCTTATTGGTAAGCAAGGCTTAGGAAAGGAAAAAAGTAGATATGTATATATAAATAAAGGAGAGAAATAATGGATAAACAAATAGAAAAACAAATTCTAGAAGAACTTAGAGAAATAAGAAAAGAGTTACAATCACTAAAAGGAATAAAATTAAATAACTCAGAAAGTATAAATAAACCAAAAGAAAAATATACAGGTAGTATAGTTTCTGATTTATTTAGTAAATTCTATTATAGAGTTGAAAAAGGACTAATCAATACTAAACAAGAAGATTTTGGTAGAGGATTATATGATTTCTACAGTAATCAAAGATACCTCAGTACTAAACAGTTTGACTCTTTAAGTAGATTAGTTAAAGATGTGGCTATATAACAATAAACAAGTAAACAGGTTATCAGATATCCCAAAAGGGGCGGTCGGTTTTATTTATATTATTATCAACAAAGATACCAAACAATGGTATGTAGGTAAAAAAAGTTTGTTTTCTTTTCGCACAATGCCGCCCCTTAAAGGATATACCCGAAAAAGAAAAGTAGTCAAAGAATCCGATTGGGTGAATTACTCTTCATCAAATAAATCGGTAAAAGAATGGATCTCTCCTACTCGAGAAATACTACACTACGCTTATAGTAAAAAAGAGCTTACCTACCGAGAGATGCAAGCTATCGTTTGTCTTAACGGTTTAGAAGATGATAAATGCCTTAACGAAAACGTACTTGGTAAGTTTTTTCCTAAAGATCTAGTAAATGATAAAAAAAGTTTGGAATAGTACTACAAAGCAATGGAGACATATTGTTAAGCATTTGTCTACTGAAAAGCAAAAAAGAATTGTTGATAGAGTAACTGAGAATATACTTAATCACTTACCTAACAATATACACTCAGTACTAGATTGGGGATGTGGTGGTGGACTTATAAGCAAAGTGTTTAACGATAAAGGTTATGTAGTTTATACAGTAGATCTTATACAGGATAGTTTAGATAATGCACTTAATTATGCACCTAACATACAATTTAGTCAGTTATTACCAGAAGATCCTAAAGAGATTTACTACAGAGGACCTAAACCTAACTTAATTTTTTGCAATGAAGTTATACAGCACTTTCCTTCTTATGAGTATTTTAAACAAGTACTAAGTATATGGACCGAACAAATTAGTCCGGAATATATTGCAATACAAGTAAAATTAAACGATCAAACTATACAAGCTAAAGATTATGAGAAAGATTTTCTTAATGGCTTACTTTTTAAAGAAGATGATATCTTTAGGGATTTCGCCGATAAAGGTTATAAAAATAGCTCTGCTAACTATTCGCAAACCTTAGCAGGTCTACCTATGGGGTACTACATTTTTACAAAAAAAGGTTAGAATATATAGATTTTTATTTTTTTAAGACTATAACCTATTTATCTCTGTAAAACTTTTATTAACCATTTATTTAATTCATTATTATGAACAAAGAAGAATTAAAGTCATTGGTAAAAAAGTACTTCAATTTGACAGAAATAGATAACAATCCAGTAAATAAAGAAGAAGTAAAAGAAGAATCTTTTGCTGTAGCACACCTTGCTGATGGTACAGAGATTACCAACAAAGCACCTGGTGATTTCGCTGTAGGCGATACTCTTTATGTAATTACAGGAGAAGGTGAAGAAGTATTAGCTCCGTCTGGAGAACACACGTCATCTTCCGGAATTGTAATCACTGTTGATGAAGAAGGAAAGATTACCGGTGTAAAAAGACCAGACGAGGCTGGCGAAGGTAGCTTAGAAGAAATGTCTGCTGAAGAAGAAGTAACTGAAAAAACAGAAATGGCTGAACATGACGAAGAAGAAGTCATGGATGAAGTATCTGAAGAAGAAGTTGCTATGGAAGAGCATGATGTTAAAGAAGCTATTGTTGAGGCTATCGCAGAGGTCGTTGCTCCACAGTTAGAAGAAATGAAAGAAAAATTATCTTCTTGCATGGATAAACTAGCTGAGCATGAAGAAAAAATGAAGGATTATATGAGCAAAGAATCAGCTACTCCTTCAGTCACTGAATCAAAATTCAGTAAAGGCTTATTTAACAAACAGCCTGAGGTTTGGAACTTCGAGTCCAAAAACTATAAACAAAAGCAATACGAAGAAGTATTGTCTAGAAACAATTAATCAAACTTTATTAAAATTTAAGACATGAGTTTAGACGTATCAGGCTTGGGCGCATTCAATAATGAAGTTGCAGGTAAAGTAGTACCTAAAATCGTATTCGAAGGATACACTACTTCTATCCTACCAATTCAAGAAGGAATCAAATATCAAGAGCCTTTAAACATTTTCGACACAACTCTAGTAGTACAAACTGGAGACTGTGTTAGCAATCCTTCTGGAAGCTTCGCAGCTACACAGAGAAACATCACTGTAACACAAAGAACATCTTACGATGGTCTATGTTTAGATCAGTTAAATCCTAAGTATTTAGGAATTTCCTCACTAGAAAGGGGCAGTTATAACGAAACATTTGAGTTAGCTTCTGTATACACAGACCAAATCGTTAACCAAATGAAGAAATTAGATGACCAATTCCTATGGGGAGACGGACAATTCGGAACATTTACATCATCTTCTACTGCAGGAGTAGTAGTACCTAATGATGCAACTGGTTCATTCACTTCAACTAACGCACTTAGCAAATTAGATGCTCTTATCGAGAACATCCCAGCTGAGGTAGCTGACAGATCTGACTGGACAATTTGGATGTCAACAGCTAACTTTAGAAAATTAATCGTAGCATTAAGAGACGCTAATAACTATTACTACGATATGAACTCACCAGAGCAAAGAACTGGTATCCTTCAACTACAATATCCATTCGCTAATGGAATCAAAGTAGTAGGTACAGTTGGTATTACTGGTAACCGTATCGCTCTTATGCCAGATGCATATGCAGTAGTAGGTACAGACCTATTATCAGACGTGGATAACTTCCAGCTCTGGTATGATATTAATCAAGATCAGTTAAAGCATAGATTGAAGCACAAATTAGGCTGTAACGTGGCCTTTCCAGAGTTTATTATCTCTAATAATGGAGCGCTTTAATAGAAGACAATAACGGGCGGTTTAGGCCGCCCTTTTTTTAACAATTTAAAACAACATAAATTATGGCATGTGATATTACTTCAGGCTTTACGTTAGGATGTAGAGATAACAGTGGAGGTATAAAAAACATTTATATCCTATCTGGATCTGTTGCAGGAATAACTGAAGCTTCAGAAGGTCTTATCTCTGACATTAGTGGTTCAGGAACTTTCTATAAGTTTGAACTTACTAAAAATACGGGAGATATTACCGAGACACCTACTACATCACTAGAAAATGGTACAGTGT